ATAAGGGTGCGCCCCGGCGGAGAGGTCCGGAGGAGACGTCCGGGAGCCGGGGCGCTGCCGGGTGATGAAGCCGGCAGGCTCATTCTGTCACGCCTGGGGCGTGACGTCCTCGGCCACCACGGTGACCGTCCGCCGGTAGCGGCGGACCACGGTCTCCGTGCAGCGGGTCACTTCCACGGCGTTGCTGCCAGCCTCCGCCGCGGCCTCGGCGTACGAGTACGCCGACTCCAGGTTGTTGAACGGCTCGCTGATGCCGGAGACCTTGTACCACTCCTTGTCAGCCATCCTCGTTCTCCCGCCTCAGAAGCTCCGCTTCCATGTCGTGCTCCCACTCCTCAGGGACGTAGATTGGGACGTTGTCCGACCGGCACGCCAGGTTGTTGATGGCGCGGCACCGCCAGCAGTACCAGCCGACTTGGACGAGGGGTGCGTCAGCCATCCCCCGCCTCCTTCGCCCGCCTCTCGGCGTTCTCCCGCCACCGCTGTCGGACAGGGGCGGCCTGCTCTTCGAGAGCCCATCTGATGATGTTGGACACGCTTGTTTCACGCTGGTCAGCCATGACCAGCCGCAGGTTCTGCTTGTCCCTGTCGGTCGGGCGGAAGCCCACCTGATCCTTGATCTCGGGGATGTTGAACGGCTCTGTCTTACTCACTGTTCGACACCTCCGGGGTGATGACCTTCTTGGCCCGCTCCATGCCCTGGAGGTACGCCCGCTTGCTACGGGATGCGCGGCCCCAGTCGGCCGCTCGGGCCTCCTCCATGGCGGCCCGGATCTTCTCCGTCAGCTCGTGGGCGTAGGCGTCAATGGCCTCGTTCACCTCGTTCGAGGTGACGGGCATGTCGTCGCAGGCGACGAAGAAGAGCCTGTCTCTGGCGCTCACCCCTGCTCCTCCGGGCCGTACAGCTCCCACTCGCCCTTGCGGTCCTCAGGAAGCTCCGGCGCAGCCGGGGTGGCCACGGATGCCCACCCGTTCCCGACGGGCGCTGGATGGGCCGTCTGGGCCATCCCCAGGGCCATGCCGGGGATACGCTCGGGCAGCGGGGGCTTGCCCTCCCGCTCGTGAACGAAGTTCACGATGCGCTCCAGCTTGGACACCAGCTCCTCCTGGGAGTCGCCGGGGTTCAGGGTGAAGATCGCCTCCATGGAGTCGTCCGCCCAGGAGAAGCGGACGGCGCCCTTAGTGGTCAGCTTGAGCGCCATCGGCGCTCCTCTCGTTGATGACGGGCCGGGTCTGCACGATCCCGGCTATGGGGCCCAGGGTGTGCTGGATGACAAGGGCTCCGTCCACGGCCCTCACGGAGGCGTCACCAGAGAGGGCCACCTCGTAGAGATGGCCCTGGACGGAGTAGGCGACGGCGTACGGCGGTCGCTGCTCGGGCTGGGGCGGAGACGCCGGAGGGCAGGGGCCGCCGTTGCAGGCCCCCGTGTCCCCGCACTCTGGGCACTCGTCCTCCGGCGCCTGCTCTTCCTCCTCGGGCGTCATGGGGGGCTCTTCGGGCTCCTGCGTCTCTTCCCACTTCGCCTTGCATCCGGGGCAGTAGAGGTACCGGATCGCCGGAGGCCCGGAGGCGAAACCGTAGTTGTACTTGTCCGGGTGCTGGCACTCCTCACGCGGCTTCCGGCCGCATCCGGAGTGGTCGCAGACGTAGCCCTCGCACTCGCAGCCCAGGATGATGCAGGCGGCCTTGCCGCCGTTGTGGTTGGTGCGGAAGTGTCCGCACGTGCAGCGGGGGCGCAGCTCGGGCTTCTTGGGCTCCAGCTCCTCGCGGGTGACGCCGCACCCGCAGCACTTGCCGTCCGTGTGCGGCCAGCCGTACGGGTGCGTTATGCAGTGCTTGTGCTCAGTCGATGAGGGCTCGGAGCCCTTCGGCTCCGCGTTCGCGGAAGATGTCATTGCAGTCTTTCCCGTTGGGCATGCGGATGGGACGGGCCCGGGTCTCCCGGGCCAGGAAGTTGGAGAACTTGCTCCCGGCCTTGTCGCCGTCGCCGAAGGCGTAGATGACCTCGAAGTCCTCCAGGCAGCGCGAGAAGTGCTTCTGCCAGGTGTCGACCCCGGGCACGCCCACGGCCGGGAGGCCGGCGAGCGAGAGGGACATGGTGTCGATCTCGCCCTCTGCTACGCAGATGAAGGGCGAGTCGCGCTTGAGGTCCAGGACGTTGAACAGGTTGCTTCCCGCGCCTTCGGCGCTCAGGTACTTGGGATGGCCCTCGCACTCGTGCTGCTGCAGGCAGCGGAAGCGGATGTTCACGACCCCGGCAGGGGTCAGGTAGGGGATGGCGAGCCGGCCGGCGTACTGCTCATGCCCGACCAGCGGGCGTCTCACGACGCCCAGGCGGAAGCGGGTCACCGCGTCGGGACCCAGACCGCGGCTGCGCAGGTACTGCGCTGCGCCCTCGTCCTGAGATAGGTCCAGTTGGTACTGAGTGGTCGCCGACTCGAAGAAGCGGCGCTGTTCTTCACTGAGACTCTGCACGCTTGCGCCTCGCGTACTCGCGGTTCCCAACCCGGTGGCAGGCACGGCAGGCACGTACCCCCGTGGGGCGTACGTACGTGTTGACGTCGTCATATGGATGACCCTGCGGGCAGTGGGTCTTGACCGCGTGAGCTGCTGGGATCGTGACCCCCCTCAAGGTGTTCTCGCGAGGGGTGACGATCTCTAGGTGATCCGGCGCCACGCAGTGGCGCACCCGGCAGAGGTGATCCACAACCATCCCGTCCGGGATGGCGCCGTGTGCCAGCGTGCACGCAACCCGATGAGCCTGCACCATCCTGGCTCCCAGGCGGAACTGGCCGTATCCACCGCCCCTCAGGGCACCCAACCAAAGCATGTGGCCCCCCGCGTTCGGGAGGGCCACCTTTGACCAGAAGCGACGTTCGTCGCGCTCGGTGAGTCTCACGCGCTCCTTCTCCCGGGCGGGACATACCGCGTCTTCGGGGTGGATATGCGCCCCTCTCCGGGGCGCTGGTAGCGGCTACGGGCCGCGGTCTTCACCTCAAGGCCGGCGGCCTTGAGGATCTCTTCGGCGCGCCGCTCGGCGTCTTGCCGGTCGCAGCCCTCCATTGCCTGTATCAGCTTCAGCGCGCCTCCTCCGAAGCCGCATGCGAAGCAGTGGGCTACGCCCTTCTCGGTGTTGACGGACATGGATGCACGGCGTTCGCCGTGCACGGGGCAACAGACCTGCTCGTTGCCCCAACGGCCCTCGTTCAGGTCCACGCCGTAATGGGAGAGGATGGGAGCGATGGGGATCAGAACCCCTGAATCTGAAGCACGGCGGCGGCCAGGGCGAGATCCATCCGAACCCATGAGAGAGACCCTTCTCCGCGCCGCAGGGGGATCAGGAGACCGCCCAGGAACGGGGCCGGAATGTACGCGTCCCACTGCGCTACGGGCTTGTACGGACGCTTCACGACCAGCATGCAGCGGGCTGCGCCTGCGTTCTCCCGTTCGATCAGCGTCTCACGCTGCCATGGGCCGATGAGCTGCGTAGCAGCCGCCTTGACCTCCACGACCACGCCGGGTATCCCGGCCACGTCGCCCTTGTCCTTGTTGCCGGACAGGGCCCGCCGCTCTGCAGCGGGCCACCAGTTCTGGAGGTAGCGGACCACCTCCCGCTCTGCCGTGGTCCCCTTCTGCTTGCTCTTGGTGCTCACCAGCACCCCCGGGCGTGCTTCAGGGCGAAGTCATACGCCTCGGGCAGCGTGGCCTGCGCGTAGCCCAGGGCCACGGTCGTGGCCCCCCTGCGGGGGCAGCGGTGGGACCAGAACCAGACGCCTCCGCGCTTGTAGACCGTCGCCTTGACCTTGACGGGCACGGGCCAGTTCGGCACGTACTCCGGCAAGTCATGCGGCGGGCCTGTGCGGTTGTCGCTCATTGGGCGCTCTCCCCTCCGTATTCCGCGTCATGCTCCAGGGCCATCAGAAAGGCCTCTACGCGGCCCTCCCGGGCCCCTATGGGGCCGTGGGGTATGCAGACCACGCCCCAGCCCTCCGGGCCCGGCTCCTCGTCTATGGCGATGGTGTGCGTCAGGTCCTGAACTCCCGCACCTCGATGCCCGCCTCACGGGCGAGCTTCATGGTGTGCTGCGTGCCCGACCCTTCGGGCAAAGGAAAGGCGAGTACGAGATCCGCACCCGCCTCGATCATGCGCTCATTGCGCTCTGGGCCGGCCCTCTTGCCGCGGGCTTCCCACGCGGCCGGCCAGCGCTGCTCAGTGCAACCCAGCTCACTGCCCACCATCTCGAACCAGCGGTGAGCGTGGGCGTCCGCCCCCGTGGAGCAGGCGCCATGGATCAGCTGGAAGGCGCCGATCTCGTGGTACACGCCCCACAGGGCGTCATACACGGCGTTCCCTTCCCACTTCCGGGAGCCCGTGACAATGACCCTCACCCTTCCTCCTCTACGAGTCGAAAGCCGGACTGCCAGACGGCAGGCCAGTCCTCCTTGGGCGTCTGGCACCCCGGGCAGGGCGCCCCGTCGTGCGTGCAGATGACCACACGCCCGTCAGAGAAGGTGAGCCGGTTCTCCGGCTCGTCAGGCGCCTGCGGGAGCAGGCGAACACGCTCTCTCACGCCTCCACCCGCTCCCGGATCTCCTGATGGCCGCAGCGGTTGCACATGCGGAACTGCACGTCGTCCCGGATCTCCGGCTCGTAGCCGTCGGCATAGTCCACCTTGACGTACGCCCAGCGGGACCAGCGGTGCCGTATGCGGCACCCCAGCAGGGGCTTGCGGCGCTTCATGCCCCCTCCAGGCCTTCCGTGAAGCTGATCAGGTCCGCGTACCGCGGGTCCTTGACGATGTCCCCCACGGCGTCCCTGACGCGCTCACGGATCTCGTCCACCAGGGCGTCATCCGCCCTGTCCCGGGCGGAGTTGTGCCGGGAGACCCGGCATACGATGCGCACGCCCGCTTCGCAGTGCTCGTAGCCCATCAGCCCTCCAGGCCCTTGATGATGGCCGCGTAGTCGTCGGCCCGCTCCTGCATGGCCTTGACCTGCTTACCCATGGTGGCTGACCGGTTGCCCATGGGTAGGGTGCGCCATTCCTGGCGCAACTTCTCGGCCTTCCAGGCCAGGTCTGCCTGGTGCTTGCGCAGTTCGGCCAGCGTGAGGGCGTTCACAGGTCGATCACCCTGTCGTCCTCGTACGTCCGCTCACTGCGGGCGCGAGCGGCCATGCTCAGCAGCACGGCCCGCGAAGCGGGGTCCACGATGGCCGTCACGGCCTCCTCCAGCACCGCGGAGCGGTACGAGCGGATGCCGTTGTGCGCCTGTATGTCGGACTGCCCGGCGCGCTTCAGCGCGTCGTGTACGGCCCCTTCACACGCCTTGCGGTCACGGACCGCAGCCGGTTCGTTGAAGTCGATGGGGTCGGGCCCAAGTTTCATTACCAGCTGTCCTCTCCTGGCTGGTTCCAGCTCGCATACGCGTGCGACTGGGATACGTAGTCGGTTACTCGGGCGCAGGCGGGATAGACGCTCATGCGGAAGGGACTCTTGGCGTCCGGATCGGACTTGCCCTTCCTGACCTTCACGCCCGCGGCCCACATCTGGCCGTAGTCGTCCATGCCGACGTTGACCATCACGGCCGGCAAGGCGGAGACCTTGCCGAGAACGTCGGCCCTGCTGGGCACCGTCTGTCTGGCGCCGTCGGTGCAGTGGTGCACGAGGATGACGGCAGCCTCGGTCTCCCTGGCCAAGACCAGGGACTGGAGCATCACCTCGCGCAGAACGCCCCACTCATCCCCGCCACCGTCCATCTGAACGTTCTTGAGAATGTCGATCAGGATGACCTTCGGCCACTGCCCTTCGGCCTCATGGAAGGCGTAGGTCTCCAGCCAGACGTCATCCATCGTGGGGGTGGCGAAGAAGTTCCAGTTGATGAAGTCGAACTTCTTCAAGGCCGCTGAGGCGGCCTCGGGGTCGGAGGTGATCCAGTCTTCCATCTTCTCGGAGTCCTGGCCGGTGGAGATGCCGAGCAGGCGCCCGGAGACCGTCAGGTCGTCCGAGTCGTTCGAGAAACCCAGGGTCGGTAGACCCATGTTGACGGCGGCGTTGAGCGCCAGCATCGTCTTGAACGATCCCGGCTTGCCCGAGATCATGTGCACATTCTTGGGGTAGAACCGGATCTTCCGGTCTGCCCACGAAGAGAAGGGCGCCGGGAGCGGATCAGCTCCGACGGCGCCCTTCTTTACGCGGCGGGACAGCTTCTGCATCTACCCCCCGGCCTGTGTGCCGAAGTACAGCGCCAGGACACCCGCAATGATGAAGAAGACGATCCAGAACGCGGCCGGGTTGGCGTTGTTCAGCTCCTCCTGGCGCTTGCGGTCGTACTCGCTCAGCTTGTAGTTCGTCGGCATGACACCCCCTCTCCCCGGCGCCATGATGGCGCCGGAGGGGGCCGCTTGGGAAGCCATGGCCTCAGGCCGGCATGGGCGAGAACTGCCCGAAGGCGCCCGCGTACTGCGGGTGGACGTACCAGGACTTGTCCGCCTTCTGGAAGGAGAAGTGCCCGCCCTCGGACGGGCGGCCCTTCTGCATGCCGTACTGGGCCGTGAGGCCGTCGAACACGCCCTTCTGCTTGAAGGGCACGTTCAGGCGGTACCAGCCGTTCTGCGCGTACTCCTGGGAGACCTGCGGGGCCGCCGGGGCGGCAGGCATGGGCGGGGGCGTCATAGCCCCCATCCCCGGAGCGCCCGCGTAGCCCGGTGCCTGCGGCACCGACACGTTCGGCCCGAAGGGCGGCGGGGTGGGCATGCCCGGTACCTGAGGCGCCGCAGGAGCGCCCGCCGGGACCGGCGTGGCCGCCAGCCCGTTACCCATGGCTGCACCGGCCTTGAAGGCCGCCCAGGCGCGGCCTATGGCCGCCCCCACCGCGGCGTCCTCCAGCTCCTCCGCAGCCGCCTGGATGTCCGCGCCCGTGTTGGCGCGGATCACGAGCATCGGGCCCTGGCCGTTCATCGAGATCGTGTAGCGGTGGTTGTGCGGGTTCTCGGGGAACTGCGGATAGGTGGCGGGGGCCTGCGCCGGGGTGTCCTCGCCCCAGCCCTGCTCGTCCTCGGTGGTCTGCTCGGGCATGGTGTCGGTCATGCTGCTTGCTCCTTCTTCAGATGAGAGATGAACTGCCGGCCGATCCACTCGGTGTAGGCCGGAGGTATTGCCTCGGCGATGGACTTACGGACGGACGTCCAATGGATGTCCATGGCGTCCTGCCACTGGGCGACGGTCCCCTTGCCGCCGCCGTTGCCGTACACGGCGAAGTAGGGCCCCTCAAACCAAAGGCCGTGTCGCATACCAGCGACACGGCCTCGGTGGGGCTTATGGGTTGGTGGTGGGGCGGTCCAACCGCCCAGCTCGAACCTGCGGTGACGTATGACCTTCAGGCCGAACATCTCGCCGCACAGGACGACGTCCGGACGGGCGTCCGGATTCTCAATGACGTACGGGACGCCGCTGCGCTCCAGCATCCGCAGTACCTGCGGATAGAGGTCCGGGTAGGTGTGCCTCAGATGGGCGTTCGTCCCCTTGCTGATCGCCGCGCCGTACTGGCATGGGGGCGATGCGTGGACGAAGTCCACGTCTCGGAATGTGAAGTTTGTGCAGTCGAGTGCATCCGCCTGAATGAAGTCGTACGGATAATCGGGCTGCGGAACGATGTCCACGCCGACCACATCGAAGCCGGCGCGGTGATACCCCACCGCCGCCCCCCCGGCTCCACAGAACAGGTCAAGGAGTACCGGCTTCATCGTCCCCCTCGGTCAGCTCGTATCGGATGCAGCCCGGGTCATGAGGCCCGCAGGCCTCGCAGCAGAGGCCGCAGTCACACCCGGGCAGCACGCTTGGCCTTCGGCCTGCCCCAGCCCGGGGACTTGGGCAGGGAGTCCATCCGGGACCAGTGCAGGACCCGGTTCATCTCGGCCCGGGTCAGCTCCTCGCCGCGGTTGGCCTTGAGCACCGCGGCGGACATCTTTCGATAGCTGGAATGGCGATAGCTCATCGCTGCTCCTCAGTGCTCGTCGGCGCAGGCGGGCCACAACTTGTTGTGCATCCAGCACCAGTTCGGGTCGCGTTGCGGGTCGTCGTAGGCGACGACCTCTTCCTTTGCGCGCATCAGGCGCGCCCTGACCAGGAACTCGGTCAACAGGTCGTTGAAGGTCAGCGCGGCAATCACTCAGGCCGCCGCTCTCTTGCGCTGGGCGCTGCGGTTGGCGAAGAAGCTGAAGACGTTCACGACCACCAGGACGGCGTCCAGCACCGCCCAGCCGATGTGCCCGCGATGCAGTTCGTAGGTGAAGCTCAGGGTCATGGCGACGGCGCACAGCAGTGCGCCCGCCTGCACGAGCTTGCTGCGATCGCCGAAGATGCCCCACAGCAGCAGGGCCACGGCCAGAATGACGAGCCCAAGGCTCGCCACAGACAGAAATCCCACGGTTCTCCTCAGAAGGGTGGGCGGTAGCCCGGCGATGCCGGGTCATAGAGGTGGGCCAGAGGCCCGTTCTGGGCCGCACAGGCGGCCTGCACGTCGCACAGCGGATAGCACTCCCGCGGGAAGCCGTTGGCCGGGAAGTCGCCCGCCTGGGCGTACTTCTCGATCTCGGCCCAGGCCTTGCCGTAGACGTCGCCGATCTCCGTCGGCGAGACCCCCGACAGGTCGAACGGCTTGCCCAACGTGCCCTTGCGGTTCATGAAGGGCACGCCCAGGTGCACGTCCACGTCGTACTTGACCTTGAGCAAGGCGGCGTACGTCTCGAACTGGGACGCACTCTTGGGCGGCTTCTTGCCGCTCTTGAGATCCAGGATCACGAGCTTCTTCATCACCGGGTCCCAGAAGACCCGGTCCACGAAGCCCTTGATCTCCACGGGGCAGCCGGGCAGGCGTCCGGACACGTCCAGCTCGATGGCCGGCTCACCCCCTGGGGTGGTCCAGATCTCCCAGGGAGAGCGCTCGCGCCAGTCGATGTACGACTGAACGAAGCCCAGGCCCATCGTCCGCCAGACCTCGATGGGCTCGGTCTGCGAGCGGCCCCACTTGTTTTCGTTCCTCTCCTTCGCCCTGGCTTCGGCCAACTGGGAGTTGAAGAACTGCTCCCACAAGGAGCGGAGCGTCTGCTCCGTCCATGGTTTGGTTGGCTTGTGCCCCATGGCGACCTGCTGCAGGTCGTAGACCTCGGTCGCCTCATGCACCGCAGAGCCCCCTGCGAGCCACAGAGCGGGCCTCTGAGGGGCCTTGGCGATGCGGGACAGGAAGTACGCCCTGGCACAGCGTTCCAGCGTCTCTCGGGCGCTGTGAGAGGTGTGGCTAAGCAGCTGCATCGGGGCGGCTCCTGTAGTTCCTGATGACGACAGGCTGAGGCTGGTAGACCTTGATGTCCTCGATGGAGACCCATTTGCATACCGACCGACCGCGGCCGGCCCAGGTCTGCACGAAGACCCATTTGCCGTCCGGGGTCTGACCCAGATACCAGGCGTCCGTGACCATCCCGTTATGCCGCACCCAGGCGTGGCACTCGCCCGCCTTGACGGGGAAGGGAAGGTCTCGCCGGAACCCCGGCTCGGGCAGGGGAAGGTCAATGACCTTCGGCGTCTTGGCGGATGCCGCCTGGCTTTCCTCCCACTCCTTCACCATCGCCTCTGCGAGGCTCGGGGGGATTCCGGTACGGCGCATGATGTCCTGCCAGGTGTCCCCGTCGTCGCGCATGGGCGCGAGGATGGAGCCCCACTCCAGGCGCTCCTCCGCGGGCCATCTCCTGGCCCGCTCGGGCAGTCGCTTACGGATCTTCCAGCGCTCATGCTCGTCCCGGCCCCCGAAGACGCCATACTCCTCGCCCAAGGTGTCTCGCTTGCACTGCTCAAGGACGGGGCACATGGCGCAGATCTCCTTGGCCAGATCCCATTTCGCCTGGGTCTTGGCCGATGGCGGTCTGTTGAGCTGCCCGGAGGGCGGGAAGAACAGCTCCGGGTCCTCCTCCTTGCACAGACCCTGCGGCTCCCAGGGGCGATGGGGGTCGAAGAGGACCATCACCAACCCACCGTGCGGTCCCACAGGACCGCGACCATGAGGCCGATACCGGCCCCGATGAGGGCGGAGCCGACGCTCCAGCCGAACTGGCTGAGGTGAGGCCGCACGGCCTCGTACCACTTCTTGATCACGGGCTCAGAACCTCCCAGTGCGGAACCCCGTTCATGACGAAGGCCGCCACGAGGGCGGCCAGGATGATCAGCTTGTGACTGCGGGGGAGATTCATGTCTCACCCGCGGCCTCAGTGCTTGAGGCAAGGGAAGGGGTCCCCGCAGATGGGGCAGCCGTCGCCCTGTCGGGCAGGGGGGACAGGCAGCTTGGGCATATCGCCTCTCTCCTCTTGCTCTGGTGCGCCAGCTCCAGCTCCCGGCGCAGCCGTTCGTTCTCCCGGACCAGGCGGTAGCCGGCCTGGCTCTGGCCGGCCGTGAGGCCGCGCTGGTGCGCGGCGTCGATGTGGGGCATGACGGCGCCGCCCAAGGCGTCTGCCAGAAACTCCCTGGCCAGCTCCGTGTGGGCCCTCAGGCGCTCATCCAGCTCGCCCTTGAGGGCGGTGTACAGCTCGGTCTTCCAGTCCGGTTCGGACATGACTTCCTCCAATGGACGAGCCCCCGGTTTCCCGGGGGCTCGGTCTCCGTTCACCTGCTGTTCACTAAGCGGCCGTACGGTCCACCAGGCTGCGGACGTTTGCCGTGGTCAGCGAGGCCGCCACCCGCAACCTGAAACGGATCACCCCTGATGACACTTGCGGAGATGATTCCGCTCGGGAGCGTTCCACCAAGTGTTCCTTGATGAGCCTGGGCTCCACTCTGCCGGTGACCTCGTAATCCGGCAGGCCGGCGGGCCTGCCGCGGTGGGCCCTCGGAACCGATGAGGTCAGCGTGACCTTGACGTCCAGGAGCTGGATCAGGCGGGCCCGCTTGACTGCCGAGAGGCTTCCCAGGCGCCCCCTGGCCTCCTCGGCCAGGATCTGCAGATCCTTGGCCGTCTGCTCGGAGGCCTCCGCTACGGCTTGCCATTCGGCGATCTCGGCCCGCTGCTTACGCAGCTCCGCCACGGCGTCGTTCAGGGGCTTCAGGGCGGCCTGGATGGCCGCCTGGGCCGCAGTGTCCGTCAGACCCTGTGCGGCAGCCTGAGCGGCTGCCACGCCCATGGTGACGCCGATGACGTTGTCGTGGTCGGCGATCTTCTTGTCCAGCTCCGCGAGGCGGTCGGCGTAGTTGACCTTGCCTGCAGCCGCCAGGGCGGCCTTCTCCTCGGCCAGGCGGCGTAGCTGGGTGGCGTCGCCCAGCAGCTCGCACACGTCCGCCCAGACGGCTTTCTCGATCAGGTCTGCGGAGACCTGCGAGCAAGAGCATCTTGTAGCGCCCGGGCGGGCGGGTTGCTTGCCCGAGCAGCGATAGCCGCGGATACCGGGGCGATGGAACCCGGTGTAATGCCGGCCGCATGGGCCGGTGATGCGCTTGGAGAGCGCATACAGCGGGGCACCGTCGGTCTTGCGGACGACGGAGAATTGGGTAAGAGCCGCATTGAGGGCCTTCAGCTCTACCTCGGTAAAGGCGGGCGGCAGGCGGATGACGGAAGTGTCTCCGTAGAGGTTGTTTCCCTCCCGGTCCTTCTTGGCCCGCTTTTCCTTGCGGAAGGTCACCTGCGCCTTCTGCACCGCTTCGCTCTTCAACTTGTTCAGGACGTTCTTGTTGGACCAGAGCTTGCCTTCGCGGGTGAGTTTGCCCTCGGCGTTCAGCGCCGAGGCAATGCCCTCCGCGTTGCGGTGGTGCACCGTGGCCAGCTCCAGCATGCGGCACAAGACGCCCCACTCGCGCGGATCACGCACGGCCCTGGACAGGCCGGTCTGGCCCTTGTTCTCGATCATCCAGCCATACGGCGTGCGCCCTCCGGGCCAGCCGCCCGTCTCGGCCTTCTCCTGGATGCCGCCCTGTGTGCGGTCGCGGATCAGGATCCGCTCATCCTCTGCCCGGTCGGCGTCCTTGCGCATCCGGGAGCGGCCTTCGTCGGTGGTGTTGTCGTAGTCGCCCTTGGCGACGGCGACGAACACGCCCAGCTCTTCGAGCTTCCACACCCAGGGCCAAAAGGCCTCGCCCTTGCGGCCGATAGCTCGCGCTTCCTGCACGCAGACCACATCGAACGGGCGTGGGTTCTCCCGGGCAAGGTCCATCAGGCGCGTCAGGTCGGGGCGCTCCTGCCAGGGCAGGCTTCCGCTGAAGCCCTCGTCGACGAAGACGTCCGTCAGGGTCCAGCCCTTCTTGGCGATGTACTTCACCACGCGCTTGCCGGTGTAGGTGATGCCGTAGCCCTTCTTCTGCTCCTCTGTGGAGACTCGGAGATAGGCCACAGCCCGCAGCTGTCCCGCTGCGGCGGTCTGCAACACGGCCTCAATGGCCAGCAGCAACTTCTGTTTCTCGTCTGTGAGAACCTGGTTCAACGTCAGCCCCTTCGCGACTGGCGAGACCCCGGGTTGCGTTGCTGCGCTCCCGGGGTCACTCGTACGGCGGCATTATGCCGCTGCGTCGCCAGGCTCGGGCGTGAACAGGATGTCCAACACCTCAAGGAAGACAGCGTCGTTGGGCTCCGTGACATCCCACGTGATGCTGACCCGCGGCGCCGGATCGTCCTTGAAGTGGTCTCTCAGCCACGCCCCGGCCTCTTCGGCCGGTATGGCGCTCCCGTCCTGCATGGGCGCTCCTTACGCGCCCTGGTTGAACTCCTCGGCCCATAGGCCGGGCTTCCACCGGGCGATCGAGTCTGTGATGTGCTGCATGCTCGGCCGGCGGTCCGGCCGGTAGAAGTCCCAGGCCTCGTGGGGCTTCATGAAGGCGGGGGCCAGCATGAAACGGCCCGTGCTGGTCCCTGTCTTGTAGTCCCAGGCCAGATGCTGGCCGGCCTGCCGGGCATCCCGGCAGGGCTTCGCCATAACCTCTCGGAACTTCTCCTCGCTGGTCAGCTTCAGCGGGGCGCGAAAGGGCCCCAGGACGACCGTATGGGGTTCGTCCTGGGGCCCGAACTGGATCTGGCCGACTACGGCCAGGCGGCGCTCCTTGGAGTCGTTCTCGAAGATCTCTCGCCGGGTCTCGGCTCGGGCCTCGGCCCTCACCTCGGTCTTGGCCGTCTCCACGGCCAGGTCGTACATCTCGGCGAGGACCAGCTCCGCGACCTCCTCAGCCGACCGGTTCACGTTGGCTGGATCTGACAGGATCTTCGCCAGCCGGCTGATTTCGCGCTTGCTCACGGCGTACGTAGATCTCCTTCCCTGCTCGGGCGTACCGGCTGACGGTCGGCTGGGAGATCTCCATGCCTCTGGCCTTCAGCTCTTCCGCGATCTCGTCTGTGGTCACTCCCTGCTCAAGAGCCAGATACATGCGGATTTTGTCCCGCTCGTCGGCCTCAAGAGCTTGTTCATGGGTCAGCGCTACGTCTGCGAGCACCGCCCCTCGTACATGGTCTGGCAAGTCCACTCGTTTCTTCGGCGGCATGACGGGGGTCCCCTTGTCGATGTTCTGGCAGCAGCAGCGTGCACCTCGGACGGGCCGCGGTGCGGTCCTTGTTTAGTACGCGTTGCTGTGGACCGTAGCTCAATCGACGACATGCCGGACGGACGCAGATCAGTAATTGCCACATGCAGGGATTACCTGTCGCCACCTGCGACGCTTTGGTTTCTCTCTGCGATGACGTCCCCGGCTTCGCCACTGACACGCAGCCGTGGGGACGATGATGAGGGCGCCTTTGCGGCGCCCTCCGCTGTTGGCGGTGATGATCACCCGTACGGTGTGGGGGGTGTGACCGCGTACCACCCTGGCGTAACTGGGCAGCCCCCGCCCTCGCGGGGGTGCCAGGAACACCGGCATGCCGGCCGTCAGTATCACGGCGTGCTCTTGGCCGAAAGCGGCCGCTCATCCGGCTTGATCTTGCGCATGAGTGCCATGCGACACCGCTCCTCTCCTTGAGATGAAGCAGCCCTGCCCCCGGGAACCAGGGCAGGGCTGCGGTGGCCACTTGATCAGGTTCAGGCTGGCCAGACCCTTACGGCTCCTCCTGGCAGATCTCACTTAGTTGGAGCGAAGCTCACCGGAAGCTAGAGGGCTCAAAGCCCGCGCGAGGCGTTGGCCGTCCCTTCGGGGTTATGCAGCTGCCCGAAGGGGCTGCACGGCGTTCCTCGTAGCGTCTGCCACGCTTCCGTCCCCTCGGCGCGATTTGAACGCGCAACCTTCCCGCCGGACGCTCTGCCAAGTTGAGCTACGAGGGGGTGTGGCACCGTTTCGCGTCGCCGGTGGTGCCAGACCGGCCGATCGGCCCTGCTGGAACAGGTCCGACGCTCATCCCTGGACGTGACAACCCAGGGGCATCTCCGGGAGCCACCCGGAGGGCATGACGAAGCCCCTGGAACCGTCATCCAGGGGCTTCGGTCTGAGGGTTGATCAAAGGGCCTTGACGGCCCCGAGGAAGGCGCCCCAGGCGCCCGTGGAGACCTCCAGGACGGGGCCCTGGGGGTCCTTGGAGTCCAGGACCGCTACCGCTCCGTGCGCCACGGAGCCCGCGGCGAATCCTGCGACTCCAATGCAGTCGTCACCTGCTCGGCTGTACGAGGAGAAGAGGAAGGGCTCTCCTCGGTGGAGCCGGCTGACTCGTTCTTTGCGGATCGCCATGAGCTGAGAACTCCTCGGATGAAACGACGGGTGGCTTCACGGGACATGGCATCCCTCGCAATGTCACTGAACGTGGAGTGGAGCTTGGCCACGTCATCAAGACGCGTGGAGTACCAAGACCCCATGATCGTCTCAACGTAGCCAACGCGGTGATCCGCGTCCAGGCCATACAGCGCAAACTGGTCTGCCAGACCGGGAGTGACGGCCTTCTCTGGGAGTACCTGGATCACGATCTTCTCGTGAGCCGAGAGCATCACCAGGTGCCGCAGCTGCCGCATGTGGCTTTCGCCGCCGTCTCCGAGGTTCACGCACTTCGTGATGGCGCGCTCGCCGATCACGAACCAGGCAGCCAGTAGCTCCTCATCGAACGTACGCGTGAGGAACGCTCTTGCCCGCTGTTCCTTGATGAGGACGCGGCGCCGCACTTCGTAGTGCGGCAGCTTGGGGTTCGCGGCCTGGATGATCGCTTCCGAGTAGGCCGGCATCTGAAGGTTGCCCGGGATGATCATGGAGTCGAAGACTCTGATCGTGTGGGCCGTGGCGTCGAGCTGGGCCAGGCGGTCCAGGTTCGTGATGCCGTTCTCCACGGTCTCGATGCGCCCCATGCCCCGCTGGTCCGGGGCTCTTAACTTCCTGATCAGTTCTTCGGCAGTCTGCATGGCGTCAGTCCTTGCAGTGCTTGCCGACGATGGCCCAGAACTCGTCGCCATCCAGAGTCTCGATGTCGACGGCACCGTGCTTCTCGATGATCTCGGCAACGATGGCGCTGACGTCGTACTCGCCGTCTGAAGCATCGGTGGCGATCGTCACCTGATCGGTGACGTCGCGACTGGTGATGGTCATTGGTTCACCTCTCCTTGAACCAGTGCCGCAGATCCTTGCGGATCTCCGGCCGCTTGTCTTGCGGTTCATCCTCTCGCGCTGTACGGCGCTTGTCAGTCACTCTCCGCGGTTTTTTCACGCGCTGTTGACGCATGATCACTTCCTGGAGCCCCGCCCGGAGGGCTTCGCCTCACCTCCGAGCGGGGGGATGGTGGGGATCAGCCGGCCGCGGTCGCGGCGACCTCCGCGGAGATCTCCGCGACGATGCGGTCCAGATCGGCCAGGGTGTTGCAGGCCGCGAACAGTTGTACGGCCTGGTCCGAGCCGATGCCCAGCAGCTTCATGGCCCACGGGCCGATGTCCGCGATCCAGACGCGGTCTCCGTCCGCGTCATACATCGTCTCGACGTCCATGTCGTCCTTGCGGACTTCGATCCCCGGCATGATCAGGCGCAGCGTCCAGCCGGCGAAGTCCTTGTGCCAGCGGATCGCGTCGTACTCGTCGGGGTTGTCCTTGATGTGCTGCAAGACCTTGTGCAGCAGTTCCGTATTCGCCATGGTGTCCACCTCTCCGTGGATATGGCTGATGGTTGGTGATCCATGCGGACCCGAATCCACGCGCCCGCCGGAGAGGGGGCAGGCGCGTGGACACGCGAACGCACGGACGAGGGAAGGGCAGAGCCCCCGCCAGGGGGGAGGGGCGGGGGCTCTGCGGGCGGCCCGGGGCTCAAGCGGACCGCCAGGCCGGCGCCGGGGGGATGGGCGCCGGGGTCTGGGTCAGGCAGGGATCAAGCCGTCCATGCCTTCGTGCGACTCGTTGCCGTCGTCCCAACGCACGTGCATGGGCCAGGGGCAGGCGTCCGCGGAACGCGGGAAGCCACAGCGCGCGTGCCCGCACTCCGTGCCGGGACCGCCGTCTCCGACTTGCTGTTGCCAGGTGTGCCGCTTGCAGAGGCACACGACCACGCACCCGTGCCATGAGCCGTAGTCGGGATCTTCGAGCGTCACCCGGGTACCGGGGGCAAGGGTCTTCATGCTCACGCCCTCCCCTGGATCTCGTACGCGGACAGGAGCGTTCCCGTGGGGGTGACGATCCATGAGATCGTCATGGGCTTCCCGTCGCGGTCCTCACCGCGCCACTCGTGCGCGCTGAAACGGAGGTCATCGGCGTAGGCCAGGTCATGCAGGTACGCCTCTCGCGTGACCTCCTTGCGGAGCCTCCAGCCCACCTCGTGAATGAGGTGAGCTGAGCCGTACTTGGCGAGATGCACCATGGTCACTCGCCCCCGTCCAGACGGGCGCGCATCAGGCGACCGTTCTCGGTACGGCACTGCTGGCAGTTGGCCGGAATGGCCAGGGTCTCGATCTGCTCGACGTCCTTACCGCACAGAGTGCGGGTGTCGTCGTGCGTGACATGTCGAACCGACTTGTCCCCGGTCGCGTAGGCAATGCTCATGCTCTGCACCTCTCCATGCAGTCGGGCACCGCGGTCATCACTCCGCGGTGGGCACCTTGCAGCGCCAAGGAGCCGGGCATCCCCCGGGGGGGGCGGGATGCCCGGCAGCTTGGGGGCAAGGGTCAGAACTGCGGCACGTACTGACCGCCGTTGGCGGCGATCCCCTCACGTACACGCTTGGCCGTGTCCGGCGGGTAGAACCCTGCCGTGTCGAGCCCTACGAGGCTCTTGGACGCTCCACTCAAGAAGTAGTTCGCCAAGCACTTCGGGCAGACCTGAGCGCACCACCAAAAGCCATGCATGACGATCTCAGTGCCACACTCCGGCCCTCGCTCGCCATCAGGCGAGATGATGGGCCGCTTGAAGCACTTGAACGACTGGCCAGGCTCGTACCGGATCTCATCCTTGGGCATGATCATGGTGTGACCTCTCCATCAACCATGTGGGCACGGGCGGTTCATCACGCCGCCCGTGTGCTCTCAATCCGTAAGAGCAGAAGGGCCCACGCGTGGGGAACGTGGGCCCGTACTGCGCCGGCGGATCTTGGTCAGTCGTTCAGCCAGCTCTCTTCGGCCGAGTAGTTGTCACGCCCGTACTTCGCGCGGTAGTCCGCGTTCAGCCGCTCTACCTCGGCATTCGCCGCCTCCTTGGTCCGCCAGGCGGACACGTACTCGGAGCAGCAGTCCTCCGTAATGATCCAGATCTTCACGCTCACACCTCCCCGTACGCGTCGGCGCGCTGGCACTCGTACGTGGTGCAGTACTGGATGCCCTCGTTGTACGGCGCGATGGCCACGCATCCAGCTTCCGAGCACCCCGAGCACAGCTCGGGCTTGCTGGTGTCGCTGGACACCGTTGTGTCCATGCAGTCACGGCATGCGCAGTGCGTGTATCCGCTCATGATCATTCACCTCTCCGTGGTGATCATGTGTGCATCCGGGCTCATCAGGCCCGGACGTGCTCTGTTCCTGTAAGAGCAAGAGGACGCACGGGTCATCACTCCCGTGCGTCCGATACTCCGGCAGGGTCACTTGGCCAGCTGGCTGGCCAGCTGCTCCGGCATGCGGAGCCAGTTGCTCACCGTGGTCACGTAGCGGCGCGTGATGGCCTCTCGGATGACCAACGGCCACTGCTCCGGCGCGTCAGAGTGAAGCGAGTGCGCGGTAAAGCGCTGTCCGTTCACCTCGAACCACCGTTCACGCGCCGACGGGTCGTACGCGTTC